TTGTACCATAATGGAATTTCAATCGGGATTATCCCATGCTTGTTGTCTGAGTTCTCCCCGTAAGAAGCAAACTTATAGATGTCGCTTTCCTGTTTATACTCTACAATCTGTTTGAGGCCCTTGGCGCATCGTTTAAGGATATAACTATACTCATCGGTAAAATACTCTAGGTCGTCCTGAGTTAGTTCGTACAAGGCCACGTTAAACGGTGCAGACTTTTCTACTGCTAACCAGAAGTACTTATTGATTTCTGGCATCAGCCCAGTGTGCAAACACCCTTGGCACTGCATTACCGCTTGAAGCGGGTAGTCCATGTTCGCCACTTGCTTTGCAAAACCCCTAGGACTTGCGTCGATTGTAGTCTTAATGTCAAGTACTACATTCTTTTTGACCATGCAAATGTCAGGTCGAGTCTTGCATTTAACACCCGTTTCTGGATCTGTCCAGACCAAAGACTTTTGGTAGGTCGTTCCTTGAAGGAGTTTAAAGATTGTAGGGTTGCTTCTGCAGGAGTATACCATGTGATCAATCCACTCTTTGCTTTCGCTTCCAACGTCAGGAATTAAGTACTTATCTTGGTTCTTCTCAAGAAAAGCCTGTTGCAATTCCTTGTATGTCTTGCTTGCCTTCGGTGAAACTAAAGCGGGGTTAACCGCTAAAGCTTCCTCTGTCCATGTCTTTGTTGGTAGTACTGCCGTAGTTTTCTCGAAGTCATTCGTTCCGTTAACCGCATCCATTAGCGCAACCTCGAAGGCATTACCAAAGTCAAAAGTTAACTTGCGTTCCGTTCCGTGTATCACATACCAGACAAAGTTCCGCGTGCTTTTCTTTGCTTGCTTGAGTCCTGTCGATGATACTATCTCTCTGTTTTCGTGGTAATCTTTGATGTCAATGTCATTATATATCCCGTCTTTCATGTCTAGTATTTTCCTGAGTTAAGGTGTCCTTTGTAGATTGTTATTGATCCAATATCCCAGTATCCCGCAAACATATCACCATCAGTATCGCACTTACCTAGGAAAACTATTTTATTAAGTGCATTGAGAGTATCACCAGTGACAGCCCATCCCACAGTGCTGTCTTGATAATGCGTAAACTCTACTGGCTTTACCGATTCCTGAACTACTTCTCCGATTCTAATTACTTCTTTCATGTTGTTTTGTTTTTAGTTTATGCTTTTAGGTTGCTTGATAATGTAGCCATCACCATTGATGTAGTCGGTGAAGCTCTCTATTATTATGTCGTCGTCTTCGTTAAAAAATATGTCATAGAGCGTAAAGGCTAATTGATCTAACTCATTCAGTTGGTCAATGTACTGAAATAAATCGTCAATCATAACCCAAGAATATGCTTCGGTGTTTATTCGGTAGCCTGACCCCGCTAAAAATGTCACCTCGAAGCAGTTAAGGTCAGCGTCAGATATTACCGTCTTGAATACCATCTCTTGAAAGCACCACTTCAAGACTAAGTGGTCAGGACAAAGTATGTCCTCTATAAATGTTAGTTCGTTATTCATCGTCAACAATGTTATCATAGTTTGTCTGTGCTTCTGCAATCTTAACCTCTCGGAAGTCTTCCGCGTTATAAATGTCTGCTGCTATTCCAAGTTCAGCCGCACATTTCTTTAACGCATCCGTACAAGCGGCCTTCAGGTCATTACCAATGCTTAAAGGTGTATCCGTTCCACGCTTGCACATTACGTCTTTGTTGCCGTACTGCATCTTAACGATGAGGCCGCTGTCAGTCTCAACCGTTAACTTCCCTTTGACCACTACCTCGGTAGGAAAGATTTGCTCGTCTACTATCTCAAAATTCCATTTGAACCCGAACATTAGGTTGAGGACTTTACGGACATAGCCGCCCGTTACATAGCTCCAAGTACCGCCACCTTTCGCTGGCCGCTGCTTAACGTATGCGCTTGGCGTTCGCTTGAGTAGTAGTTGAAGCTGCTTCTCGTTGAGTGCGTTTCCTCCTACTAAGGAGAGGTCGTCTTTACTGACTAGTGCTAATTCTTTGCTTTGATCGCTCATGTGTGTTTTTATAAAGTGTCGCCCCATTAAGGAGGCGACACAAGTTATGAATATTATTTGTACTTCAAGAAAGAAATTTCCTTCTTAACACCGAGTGCAGATTGATATTCTAGTTCAATCTTGAGCGAACTAATTATTTTGCCAGCGGTGTTCGAAAGTTCTTTTCCTTTCTTCAATTCCATTTCGTCTGCTTTCATTGACTCGTAATTATCAGCTAGACTCTCTCTTAATTCTTTAATGTTTCTCATGTTGTTTGTGTTTTACTTATTATTAATCTGTGTGTTTTTATTTGTATTCTTTTTACTTCTATTAATTCTGGGTGTTTTTTTAGTTCATTTATTGGGATTTTTATTTGACGTTGAAGACTTGCTAAAATGTAAGAATCTGAAAGTTTTTCACACTGTTTTTTATAGTATTCACTTATTTTTTCTTTGTTTTTTTCATAGATCTTTTTATGTATCTGCTTTATTTTATCTTTATTTTTTTCGCGGTACTTTTTTTTGTATTCTTTTATTTTTTCTTTGTTTTCTTCATGGTACTTTTTTGGGTATTCTTTATTTTCTTCACGCCAATTTTTATTGGATTCTTTTATTTTTTCTTTGTTTTCTTCGCTCCACTTTTTTCTGTATTCTTTATTTTCTTCACGCCACTTTTTCTGCGCTTCTTTTACTTTTTCTTTATTTTCTTCACGGTACTTTTTATACCGTTTTTTTACTTTTTCTTTATTTTCTTCACGGTACTTTTTATGCCGTTTGCTTATTCTTTCTTTGTTTTCTTCATGGTACTTTTTATCGTATTCTTTTTTCTCTTCCTTAGTCATGTTTGTGTTTAGTTTAGTAGAAATTCAATCTTGTGTTTTCTCCAGTCCGAGAGTTCAGACTTGTTGTAAAGGGAGCGCCACTTATAGACAGCGTGAATTGATACGCCACACGCTTTGGCTAAATCTTTAGGACGCATTTCAATAGCGTCTTGTACTGTTTTTCTTTTTGTCATTCGTGTTTGTTTTATACAAATGTACAAAACAAAACGAGACGTGCAAGTTTTATTTACAGTCTTTGCAGGGAATACCTTTTTTCTCTAGATAGAGGAAAAGCTTTTGTTTTCGGATGTCGCTCTTGTAATCAGAAATTGTCGATGCCGTAGAAGGTTGCGCTCGCGGTGGGGTCTTGTCTGCCATTTTGGTCTGTGTAGTACTCTGGGTAATTATGCCCGAATCGGCAAAGGTGTTCAATTAATAGTTTCTTGTAGCCGTCTGACTTCCTCATCAGGTTAGCCTTGACGCTGTTGTACTCGTTAACGGATACGCTCGTCCCCTGGTTGCTGTTCTTCTCTAGTGTACCTTGGTTGTTTAGATCGATACGCAATGAATCAACCACCTCTGCGGCTGTCAAGTGCCACATATAAGGCTTGACGTATGTATTTAAAAGAGTGCTGTATGGTGTTGGTACTGTTCCAGCTTCTTTGAGTGTCTGAAGCTTTGTCATTAGGTTGAAGCCTAAGACGTAGGCAAGGCCTAAGTCTTGCGCCGTCTTAATAACGGGATCAATGTAATCGCTATCAACCGCACCCTTTAAAGATGTGTACTTCCTTACTTCTATGGCGGTGATTAATAATGTATTTGCGCTCATCGTTATCTATTTTTTAGGCTACCACCGTAAGGCATATCAATTGGTCTCGTCTCTGATTTCTTTGTTCCTGTCGGCTCAAGCTTTGAGGAAGGTACACCCGCTTTTTTTGCGCTTGCAATGCTCACTCGCTCTTCATTCTCTAGCTGTGGCGTTTTACTTCTAGGGTCAAACGTTCCTTTGTTGTTTCGTTTACGGAAGTACACACGTCGAAAGAAGCGATGATGGCAGTAACTTCCGCCTTTATAACGCCAAATATCGTAGAACGTGCGGCCCTGTGGAGCAAACTGTCCGTTGACACCCTCTTGGCTCATCTTAGCTATGTCTTCTATTTTATAGACTACACCCGTTTGCGCTTGTGACACCATGAACTTGCAGAAGTCGCGGCTATTTTCTTTGGGGTCTGTTGTTGGGCCGTAAGCATATCGAACCATGTACAGCCCTGAATCTTGCTTACTCTTATCTTGTGGTTGATCGCTGTCCGCGCTTGGTACATCTGCATGAGTTCGTAGAGAAGAAAGGTAAGTCTCTTCATCTTCCATACTTCCCGCTTCTTGCTCACCAATCAAGACGAACTCATCATCATCTATCTTCTCACCGTACTTTTCCAGCTCAGCAATAAAGAACGACTGTTCGGAATTAGTCATTTGCATCTGCTCACTCATTGCAACATTAGGCTTCGGCTGCTCTGGCTTTACCTCTAACTCCTTGGTAAAGAAGTCGAATTGCTTGAACTCTAGGTTGACCGATTCCTTCGGGAAGATCATCTTCAAAGCCTCAATGATATTCTGTCTTATAGGCTCAAGCACCATGAGGTTAAATAGGTTGTAAGCTTGTCTCATCTCATCAGAGTTAGAGCCAAGGCCGCCGCCCGTGTCGCGTATACCTAGAAGTAAAGGAGAGGTAATGTTATGAGATAGGAATATCTTCTCCATTGACTCCTTAGAAATGAACTCGTACTGCTTATGTGCGTCGGGTATGCTATACGGCTCAATGCTTGCTGCACTACCTGAGTCTCTATTAAATAGAACGACTATCTTTCCCGCGTTGCTTGATCCTGTTCTTGCTCCTACGATGTCCTGAATGATTTCCTTTCGTGTATTAGGGTCAGGGATTCCGTTGTTCAGGTTAATAAGTGCTGAAGGTGTAAAGCCATTGTGGCTCATGTTAATGTGATAGTTGGCAGTCTCTACCTCTAGCTCTGCGTATTGCAATCCCGCTTGATAATCAACAGGCCCGTAATAGGCGTTGTTATCGTGCGGCTTTTCGTAGTAAAATATCTCTACCTCGTCTGTATCACTACCACAGCCAAAGGCGGGTATTGCTCGTTTTGTTGTTCTTCTATCTTCCCAACTCTTTTCGCAGTAGTAAATAGTTGTAATCTCTCCCTCTGTATTTTTCTTTCCAAGCGCGAACTTTTCACCAGCCTCAAAGAATACACCTGTGATTGATTTCTTTATACCTTCCGTTTCATCGGTGCTTACATTGTACTCAACCTGAAGCGTAATCTTATTCGTCTTGACAAATTGGTTAATAGTTTTCTGCAAGTCGCGCTCGCTTAATCGCGCAAGAATATCAATCGGCGTTGATCCATCCTTTTTGTGTAGGCCGTCACCGTATACCAATCTAAAAATACCGTTCAGGCAAGCACCGTTCGAGGGGCTGTTGTGCGATAGCTCAGTAAGGAATCGCCAGTAAGAGTTATTCTTTCCCCAGGTTATCCACTTCTCTTTGGTGTCGTCCTCTATTCGTGGTGAGACATAGCTATTGTGATTCACGGCATACACCGTTTTCTCGTTTGCTCGAGGCTTTCTACTCGCCATATAATCTGTATTTGTTCAAGTCTGTTTGATTCGTTACCAGCATAGACCCCCGAAAGATTTCTTTGATCTGGTTAGCGTCAATGATTTCATTTAGTGCAGTAACCCAATCGTCTGAACTGTACTCAATACCTCCTGCAACTCTGATTCCTTCCACTACTGCATTGGCAGAGTCAACAGAAAAGATTCTAATGTCTTTCTTTTCTTCATCAAGATCGGACAGCGGTAGCGCAAGGCCACCCGTAATGTCTCCATCTGCATAAGTGAACGCTACAACTTGAGCGTAATAGCCAAAAGATAAACGGTAGACAAATAGGTAGCCATCAAATGAGTGTGACCTGCATCTAGTAGATACGCTTTGGCTTGTTGTGACGGGTCTTAAAATTAGCATCTAAGTATATAATGCCACCACAAACAAAAAGGCTATATTTGTACTTATGTATAGAAGCAAAATAGAATTACACAATGTTGACTGCTTACCGTTTATGAAGCAGTTTGAAGATAATCACTTTGACTTAGCTATTGTTGACCCGCCTTATGGGATTGGTGAAGATGGTAAAAAAAACCACAGCAGGGGTAAGGCAACTAAATCTAAAGAATACACCCCGAAAAATTGGGATAGAGAAACGCCTTCACAGGAATATTTTAACGAACTGTTTAGAGTGTCTGAAAACCAAATTATTTGGGGTGCTAACTATATGATTGATAAAATAAAAAAACCGTCTATGGGTTGGGTGTTTTGGGATAAAGCTATGGAAGCGCAGGATTTTTCAGATGGAGAATTGGCTTACACAAGTTTTAATAGAGGTTTAAAAAAATATCGCTTTGCTTGGAATGGGATGATACAGGGGGATATGAAAAACAAAGAGCATAGAATACACCCAACACAAAAGCCCGTAAGGCTTTACGAGTGGCTACTAATGAACTACGCTGAAGAAGGTGACAAGATACTCGATACTCACTTAGGAAGCGGGAGCAGTGCGATTGCTTGTGACGCTCTAGGCTTTGATTTAACGGCGTGCGAATTAGATAAGGAATATTTTGATGCAGCAAGCAAAAGAATAGAACTAGCTAGAAGGCAGCAGAAACTATTCTAAAACAAAAAGGGGCAGCCTTTCGACCGCCCCCTTTCTAAACACACATGAAAGATCAAATCTACGATTCTCCGTTGTTAACCGTCGGTGGAGTTGTTAGCCCTGCAAAGGGGTTGTCAACAGTCGAATCTTTCAGAAAAGGAGCGTAGCTATTCTCATTGGCTGTTAAAGTTAGATTGTAGCCTGAAAAGTCACCAAGCGCACCTCCAGAAGTATTCGAGCCCGAGGTGTCTAAGCCTCTGGAAATACCTACTAGAACCGCTTTCCCGTTTCTGTAATGAATCACAGCCAACGGCCTACCTTTCGCTAGGCTGTCGAACTGTGCTTTGTCTTGCTCTTGGAGTGACTGCAACGCTACAGTGATAACTTGCTCGTAAAAGAACGTGCCGTTATTTCTGTCTGCGTTTAAGTTCTCGGTATAATTAGCTCCATCGTTATCAAGCTCGTATTGATATGCTGTGATAGCCCCAGCCGCCGAAGTGGTAATGTCATCCACTAGGGTCGGGTCTGTGCCGTCAAAGCTTACTAATACGGGTCTGTTAATGAAGTACACCGAGAGCAGTCCCGCGCTACCTTGTTTACAAGGCAGCGTTCGTCCACTCGAAATGTCACAATTTGCTGGCATTTGTTTTAAGGTTTAAGGGGTTTATGATTCTGCTCCGTTGTAGTAGACGATGTTTCCTGCGAAAGCGTACTGCACACCACCGTAGAATCTCATCACCATTCTGATATTTTGACTTCCGTCAATTTCAGCCATGTCGAGCAAACGTATTGAGTTCCAATCATTTAGCAAACCAGAACCGAACCAGAACTCACTTCTTTTGTAAAGAACAATATCAGAAGAAGGCATACCACCTACGCTGAACATCGGAAGACCTAAGTAGTCTAAAGGCTTCTCTCCGACGAAAGCGTTGTTTTGGTAACCCGCTGCTCCTAGTCCTGCTGTTCCAAATCCAGCCAAAGCCGCTTGGTAAGCTCTTGCCACGTTAGGCGCAACTGCTATTACTAGGTCATCATCTCCAAAGATATTATCTGGAATCGCTTCGTAGATCGCTTGCAATGTTGCAACCACGTTGTCTTTTGTTACTGCAGCACCCGTAAGGTCTTGCGTTGCTGGAATAGTTCCGTCAGCAGCAATAAGAGTAGTAAACCCGTCGAACTCATCAGCAGACGCGTCGTTACCTTGCCAGATCAAACGGTCGGCATCTTGTGCAACTCGCGCTTGCAAGTACTCAAGAATAGCCGTAACGTAAGCAGGAGGCATATTGGTGAAGGCAGAAGAACCCATAGACTCTTCGTCCCAGTCGCTTTCAAAGTCCTCTTTACATTGTTGAAGGTTAACTTGTAGTTTCTTGGTTACAAGTTTGCGCTCGTCAATTGTGATCGTTGAAGTCGGGGTAAAGTCGCAAGTTGAGTTCTTGATAATACCATCAGAACTGATTCGTTTAACCGTTACCCCCGCCTCTTTTACGTTTGGTTTAACTGTTACTAGATTCTTCGCTAGAGTGTCACCCGCTTTTAAAGCAGAAAAAATGTATTCTCCTGCAAATTTTCCAGAATATGTTGTTGTTAAGCTAGTTGTCGTCGCCATTTTGTTATTGAGTTATAAATTTGTTGTTGTTTTCTCGAACTCGAGTGACATGTGGATCGAACCACTTGTTTCGGACTTCTCTCGTTTTAGGAAGAGGCGGGTTTTTATCCTGCTCATCTTCTTTGTTAAGGTTTCTTTTTTTGTGGAGGCTTTTTTTGAGTTGCTCCAACTCTGCTTTTGCTCCATCGCTTAATTCTACTTTCTTCTTCTGCTCACTCATTTGTGTAGCCATCAAGCTCACGCCCTCTAGTACCTCCCGCTTGAACGCTTCGAAGTCTTCTTTAGTCACGAACTCCTTCTCTTCAGACATTTCTTCCTTGACCGCTGCTGCTTCTGCTGCTGGCTCTTCGGCTTCTGCTGAAGGTGTGATTTCTGCGATAGTGCCATCGGCGGCTACCATAATCATTGAACCATCTTTAAGTAGATACTCTCCTTCAGGCAATGGAATTGGCCCGTCTTCGGTGCGTAAGAATACGCTGCTCCCTGGCTCGAATGATTCGGCTTCTATTACTTGGCCGTTTTCAAGCTCTGCTTCAGCGAACTTCACCTCTGAGGGCTGCTCACCAAAGACACTCTTTATTAGGTCTTTTATACTGCTCATTTTTAAATTGATTTATTTATCTAAATAATGGAGGCAACTAAAAAAAGTATAAATAGTTTGTACGTTTCAATAAAACGGGTATCTTTACCAAAAACAAACACACATGAAAGCAACAGAAGCAAAAGATCAATCGACACAAGTAAGCGAGAAAGCATATGAAGCTGTTCACGCAATGATTAACTGGGCAGCAGAGCGCAATGAGTCAGAAGTAGACGTACATTTTGGACTTGTAACTCCATACCTAATGGAGACACTAAAGGCAGAGGGATACCTTGTATCACTTCACCAAAGCGTTAACGGCCTATCGCATCTAATAAGCTGGAAAGACTCGATCAATTACGAGGTGCGAGCAGAGATGTTTAGCAGTCTAAGCAACACGGATGACAAGGCATTGAAGTACGCTATTGATTCTTGCAGAGCTGGGAAGGGTTATGATGTAACCACCCCCTATATTGACGCTGTAATGAGAGGTGATCTAAAGAGAGCAGCGTGGTTCTGTGGTACGGGTGACTTTATTTCTTTGATGAGAATTAAGGCGGTGCTTTTTTAATTGCGCATAATGACAAGGCTATGGTAGTGCCGATATTAAAACTACCCACTTAAATAAAAACTTATGAAAACTAATATAGTAGGAACACCCGAAGGAATAGGAACTAAGGCATTACCTATAGGTATTGTTAGCGGTCGTTTTAACTCTGATAATAACGAAGAAAATGAAAAAGCACTAACAGCTATTCTATATAAACATACTAACGAAAAAGAAATGAAGATTAGAGAAGTTGATTATGAAGAAGTGGTAAAGGATATAATGGAATACTTCTAATGACCCCCAACACCAAGAGAAGTGCCGTTACTTAATGGCATTTCTCGGCTGTTGGGTGCAGTTTTAAAGGTACATTGGCTCAAGGATAGGCTTAGTCCCTCCGTCAAGAACTACACCGCAAGCAATGAAAGGCTTTCCAAAGTTCTTACCGTATGCAAACGCATACTTTTGATGATCGATTCCACAGCCTACTTGCATCCCAAAGATTCGGAAGGCTCGACCAACTAAGAAATCAATGTACCCTTGAGTGTGTAGGTGTCCTTGAACTACTGGCATTAATTCTTTTTTCATTCTTGCTCTAGCTGTTCCTCCTTCACCATGAATGTATAGCACGCCGTCAATAATAGTCTGCTCTACAAAATCCCAGCCTGGAGCGTTTAGGACTTCGCTGTACTCTCTTATCCATCGCTTAGGAATACCGCCCGTTTGAGCCTTACGCGCTATGATACGGTCATGGTTTCCGATTGTTACATAAGCCTCTGGAAAAGCCTTGACCCATTTAGATAGTCGTTTGATTGCAAGGTCTAATTCATCCCCACCTCCTAAGCCGTCTGCGTCTGTTTCGTGATAGCTTGAGTAGTGGTTATCGATCACATCACCAATGAAAACAACCTTGTTGCAATTGTACTTCTCTTTAATCTTCTTGCAGTGCTTTAGGTAGTCATCCAGACAGAAAGGCTCGTGAAGGTCGCCAATTACTAGCACCCTGTTTTCTTTCGTCTTGAGGCTGCTCACGAACTCACTCATTTCGCCGCTTAGTCTAGGTCTATTCTGATTCTTTGCCATGTGTGTTTATCTTCGTTTCAGCCACAAGATAAGCAATTGCGCCAAAAACACCACACCCAAAAATATCAGTATCTTTTGCCACCATTTTAACGGCAGCGGCAAGTACTTAATTGGCTGAATAGTTTTGTAGGGGATCTCTATTTCTTGAGTAATATGGATAGTGTCACAGATAACAGTGTAAAATACCGAATCATTCCTGACTACCCGAATCAACTGCGCGTCGTTTTCACGCCATGAAATAGAGTCAGGCAGGTGTTTACCCGTCTTGATCTCTAGAGTCGTCTTAGGCTTGATGTATTTGACTGTAGCGCGAAGGGTATCTTTAACCTCAAGCTCTGGAAATTTATATACAAGCCTCTCAAGTTTCCGCGCTGCCTTATTGCTGCGCCTAGTTTCTTTTGTTCCCGAGCATCCTATAAGGAGGAGTACTAGAAAATATACAACATACCTTCTTTTGTGCATAGGTCTAATATCTTGGTCATTGTGTTGCGGCTTCGTGTTACATCCATAACACCGTCGCTATTAATATCGGAGTGCTTTTCCCCAGGGAGTATACATCCGAGTGTGTCGCTTGTGAAGTTGCCTGAGTGTAGCAGAATCTCTGATCGATTGGCTACATCTTGAATCCAAAGGGTAGAGCCGAACTTGGGGCTGATGTGCTTCTTCCACATATAAACGCCTTCAGGGATGCAAGAGACGCGTCTATCGTTATTCTTAAACGGTAGCTCCAATGTCTTGAATTGAAGGTTAGGAATACCATTAGAAAGGATAGCCTCTCCTAGAGTTACATCTTTAAGGTAAGTACGGATAATCTTTATTTTTGTCATCATACCACCTATACGCGTTTAGTTTCGAGATGTTTCACTTTCTTAATTAAGATACCGTTTTCCTCTTCGAGTTCCTTACGCTTTTCAACTTCCTTTTTTAACTCTTGCTCTAGTTGGTCGATTCGCTTATCCAACTTGGTTATTTGTTCCTCCATCTTTTCAATCCATTTATCAGATATTGAAAGAACTCTTTCAGTGTTTTGAATGTTAACGCCGTCTGTCTCTGCTCTGTGCTTCCGTTTCGAAGCAAACCAAGAAACGACCCCTGTAATAGGGGCCATTCCTAAGCTAACTATTTCTATCCAACTCATTACCCTTTTAGCTCTTCTTTTGTTTTACCTATGTCAGCTGATAAGATCACCCGCCCTTTTATCGTACCTCTGCGCGTCACTTTGGCAGTGTTGTATACTATTGTTCCGTCTGAGAATGTTAACGCCTGTATGATCTTTATACTACCCCAAAACGTTCTATCGTAATTGGTGGAATAAGATTCTAATACCGCCTCAATAACTTCAGGTACTTCGGGAACTTCTATTTCTGGCTCAGATTCTCCAGCGAAAACACCGACAATCATTTTGCCTTTTTCAGTTAGTGCACCATCTTTAAAATCGGAGGCCTCATCCTTCTGAAAGTTATTCCATAGCACTTGACTAAATGGAATGTCTTGATCCCTTAATAGTTTCTTGAGTATAATAGCCACCGCCTCAGAAGCCTCAACAAACTCTTCGTAGGATGGTGGCACACCGCCTTCAAACTCAACATCGTACCCGCCGAACTCTGTTATCAAAAGGGGCTTCTCTCCTATTATCGCTTGCGTCTCTGTTATATGCTCCCATCGGGTCCCGCCGTTCGGGTAGATATGCATAGAGTAGTGAACGTTTGGATTTTCATTGGTGCGTGAAAGAACCTCGTCATTCCATGCATTAAAGCCTACATCTACACTCGCCCGCCCTTTGCTTGGTGCTAATTGTAGAACAGTAGGAACGCCGCCAAAAATACCTGCGTATTCAGAGCAAAGAGATAGATATTTCTGCGGAGTCATATCCTTAGTTCTATCAGTTACCTCTACTTTATCAAGGCTCTCTGTATACTTCCGTAGGTACTGCTCGTTCCCCATTTCTACCCAGTCGAAGACAAGGCCGCTTTCGCTCATTCTATTGTAAAGCGTTGCTTCGTCTGCGGGTAGTTGGTTCATGTTGACAACGTAGACTAGCTTAATGTTAGCGTTCTTCTCTACTAGGCTAACCCATGCGTCAATATCTGACTGCTTCCAATCAGTGTTGAAAGCTGTTTGGCTGATCGTGCCGCCCTGTACACGCAACACCACCTCGTCAAAGTCTTGCCCTTGCAGCCAATTACTGAATGAAGGAAGTATTGCTATACCGTCAACTCCTTTTGTATTCCAAGCTATTTTTCTCATCTTTTTTCTTTAGGTAAATATACCGATTTTTTTACAACCCCCATTTTGCTTTCATGTAGTCCACCATTGTGTCTGTGTCTGTGTCGCTAAGGCTTCCAGAGTAGAGAGCTATATCCCTTATTCTCCCGCCCCAATTTGCCGCTGTTGAGGATGTTGTTGCTGCAAAAACGGAAAAGTCTCCTGTCGGTGCTGTAAATGCTGCTCGAACATTTTGATACACCTTATCTTGCCCTACCACAATATTAGAGCTTGTTCTAAGTGATAGAACCACCCATGTATTATTTACACCAGTAAGAGTGCTTGTTCTGTTTGCACCTCCGTTAAACACACTAAGGTTGCTACCAACATATCTAAATTGGCAATCATTATGAAACCCAATTCTAGTCAATGTGTTTGATGTTACATTATCTGCATTACATAAAATAATTGCGGTACTTACATCTGCCCCAAATCTCCACGCGGGAGTTGGTGACCATGCCCGAAAGCTAGTGTTATTATACCTCTCCCAATACACATCTCCTGAACCATTATCAATATACTCAGCCGCCGCAAATGAGTCTGAGATATTAAGCATAGGATTTGATGAGCCGCTTATATCAGCCGAGTTTCTTACAAGATCGGTTGTGGCTGTTATGGGTGATGTTCCAGCTATATTCTGAAAGTTATTACAGCTATTAAAAACACTCGTGTAACTCACTAGCCCAGACGTTACAGGTATAGCGGTAGGGTATACTGTACATACTCCTGCCTCTGGTGTAACACTTCCACCACCACCAAAACGGTAAGAGTCTAGAATCATCATAGGGCATCGAGGTATTCTTGCACCATTTCACCTATCATTGAGTTTCCAATATCGCTTATCGTCTGCTCTCCTGTTTGCATTTCTACAAAGTCCGTCACAGGGCTGACTGAATCGATGATTATAACCGCTGTATCTTCAATTATTTGTAGCTCTTCATCTAGGTCATACTGAATCTGTGCGCCCTCATTCTTTTTTATAATCGTTACAACCTTGTCACGAATGATAGAACCGTCCTCGTGTATCAATTCCTCCTTCAACTTAATTGTCACAGCTACTTTCTCGTAGCTTATCGCGTAATCTAAAAGGGTGAACCTCGCTGTAATCTTGTCTTTGTAAGGAACCTCGACGATGATAGGATTAAGAGGTTCTCTT